GTCGGGCGCGCAAAAATCGACAATTCAAGATTTTCAAGTTTCTGGCGGGAACCAATCAACTGATTCAAGTGGGGCCCGACGGTAATGGGGTGGGGCGGCGCGCGCGTCGGGGCTGGGGCGAAGCCGAAGAACAAGCCCGGCAAGGTCGTCGGCATGGACGGCAAACCGCGCGCGGACGTGCTGCCGCCGTCGATGCAAACGACGGCCGCCGCGGACCCGCCGGCGCCGGCGGAAGGTCTCGCGACACCGCCGGCGGACCTATCGGAACGTCGGAAGGCGTTCTGGATCGAGTGGGCCCCGCGCGCGATCGCCGCCGGCACGCTGATCGACGCCACCGTGCTCGGGTTCCGCGAGCTCAGCGAGCAGTACGTCATCAAGTGCGACCTGGCGAAGGCCGTCGACGACAAGGCGCCCGGCTATGTCGAGAGCCTGAAGCTGTGGGCCAAGGTCACTCAGCGCGTCGACGCGTCGATGGCGCGGTTCAAGCTGACGGCGTTCGGGAAACCCGAAAGCACGAAGCACCAGAAAACTGCGGCGAATCCCTGGGCGGCCGTGGCCGCGCCCGGTAAGTCATGAAGGACTACATCCAGATCGCCGGCCAGTATCAGGCCGACGTGCTCGAGGGGAGGGTGCCGGCGTGCCAGTGGGTCCGCCGGGCGTGCGAGCGCAATCGCCTGGACCTCGATCGCCAGTCCTCACCGGGTTTCCCGTATCAGTTCGACCCGGAGAGTGCGCGCCGTGTCTGCGCCTTCGCCGAGCTGCTGCCACACGTGAAGGGCTCGCAGTTCGCCAAGATCACCGGCTACGACGACATCGGGCGGCCGGTGTGGGCGACCATCGTGCTCGAGCCCTGGCAATGCTGGATCCTCACGACGCTCTTCGGCTGGCGCCGCGCTGACGGCACCCGGCGCTTTCGCATCGCACTGATCCTGGTCCCACGGAAGAACGCGAAGTCCACGCTGGCGGCCGTGGTCGCGATGTACATGCTGGTGGCCGACGGCGAGAGCGGCGCGGAGTGCTACTCGGCCGCGACGACCCGCGACCAGGCCAAGGCGATCGCCGAGAGCGCCTGGGAGATGGCGCGCCGCTCGCCGGCGTTCCGCGATCACTTCGGCGTGCGCCTGGGATCCGAAACGACGAAGAGCATGGCGGTGCCGGCGAACGGATCGAAGTTCGCGCCCCTGTCGGCCGACGCCCACAGCCTCGACGGCCTGAACGTCTCCTTCGCCGCGATCGACGAGCTCCACGCGCACAAGACCGCGGCGGTGTGGAACGTCCTCGATACCGCGACCGGCGCGCGCCTGCAGCCGATGCTGTTTGCGATCACCACCGCCGGCGTCGACATCGGCGGCGTCTGCCGCATGAAGCTCGATTACCTCGAGAAGCTCCTCGACTTGGACGGGCCGATCAAGGACGAGACCTTCTTTGGGATCAACTACACGATCGATCCGGGCGACGACATTCGGCTCGACGTGGTGCAGCGCAAGGCCAACCCGAACTTCGGCGTGAGCGTCGGCGTCGACGACCTGCAACGCAAGGTGACCGCGGCGTTCAACTCGACCGCCGAGATGAACAACATCCTGACGAAGCACTTCAACGTCTGGATCCGGACCGAGTCGTCGTGGATGACGGCCAGCGCGTGGCAGACCTGCGCCGATCCGGCGCTCGTGCCGCTCGAGGACCACAAGGCCCGGCGCGCCGCCGCGCTCGAGCGGTGGAAGGCCTTCCCGTGCTGGATCGGCATCGACCTGGGCGAGGTGCGCGACTACTCGGTGTGCGCGCTGTTGTTCAAGCTGGGGCCCGAGTCCTACGCCCTCGTCGTGTTCATCTACATCCCCGAGGAAGGCGCGGCGCAGTCGCCGATCGCGCAGCTGCCAGGCTGGATTCGCGACGAGGCGGCGGTCATCACGCCCGGCAACGAAGCCGACTACGCCCGCATCGAAGAGGACCTGCTCAATTGGCAGCGCACCCTCAACGTACAGGAGATCGACTTCGATCGTCGGTCGGCGCGGCTAATGCTGCAGAACTTCCGGGCCAAGCTCGAACCGACCCTCGGCCGCGACCGCGTCGAGCAGCTCGTCGTCGACATCCCGCAGAGCGTCGAGGTGATGGATCCGGCGATGAAGATCGCCGAGCGCCTGGTCGTCGGCGTGAAACTACTGCACGACGGCAACCCCATCATGGCGTGGATGATCTCGAACATCGTGACCGAGCGGAACCACAAGGACGAGATCTACCCGCGGAAAGCCGGCGGCAAGGACTCCTTCAACAAGATCGACGGCCCGGTGGCGTTCTTCACGTGCTTGTCTCGGGCGATCGCGCCGCCGGCGTCCAGCAAGTTTCAGATGTTCTTCGCGGGAGGAGGCAAGCGATGACGCGCGAAATGACACAGAAGGAATACGCCGCGATGGAGCGCGTGACGACGCGGACGGTCCGCACGTGGATCGCGAAGGGCGCTGTGCAGGTACGGCGCACTCCAGGCGGTCGCGTTCGAGTGCTGATCATCGGGGCCGAGCAGTTACAGAAGCGGAAGAACGAGGAAGAACGAGGAAGTTCTGGCGGGTAGTCCCTTCACAGTTCGGCGAACGGGTGCGACCTTGAATCCACCGATCCATGTTGCATCGCGCCTACAGCCTGCTCGAGGTCAAATCGATCGACGACGAGCAGCGCGTCATCACCGGCATTGCGACGACGCCCACGCCTGACCGCTATGGCGACGTCGTGGAACCGAAAGGTGCCGAGTTCCAGCTTCCCATCCCGCTGCTCTGGCAGCACCGATCGTCCGAACCCATCGGCGAAGTCTTCGAAGCCAAGGTCACCCCGGCCGGCATCGAAATCAAGGCGCGCTTCGTGCGCATCGACGAACCCGGCACGCTGAAAGAGCGCCTCGACGAGGCCTGGCAGTCCGTCAAGCACAAGCTGGTGCGCGGCCTGTCGATCGGGTTTTCGTCCATCGAATACTCCGTCCTCGAGACGGGCGGTCTGCGCTTCCTGAAGTGGTCGTGGCTCGAGCTCTCAGCCGTGACCATCCCGGCGAACTCTGAAGCCTCGATCGCCACCATTCGTTCTCTCGCCTCAGCCGCGCTCGGCACCGAGGTTCCCGATCCTGATCGTCAACCCACGCCCGGCGCTACGGGCAGATCCACGGTGGTCAAGGCGATCACCAGGGACACCAGTATGAAAACCATTCCCGAGCAGATCACGTCGTTCGAGGCCACGCGACAGGCGAAGGCCGCCGAGATGACGGCCATCATGCAGAAGTCGGCGGACGCCGGCACCACGCTCGACGCCGCCGAAGCCGAGAAGCACGACACCCTGAAGGCGGAAGTCAAGGCGCTCGACGAGCACCTGGTGCGCCTGCGCGATCAGGAAGAGCTGAACAAGACCGGCGCCGTCCCCGTGAAGGGCGACACCGAGGCCGCCGCGGCCGCCGCGCGCGCGGGTCGTCCCGTCATCACCGTGCGCCGCGAGCTGCCGCCTGGCATCCTGTTCGCGCGCTACGCGATGTGCGTCGGCGCGTCGAAGGGCATCCCGGCCGAGGCCATGCGCCTGGCGAAGGAGCACTACCCGGACGACCCCGGCGTGCTGAAGATGGTCGAGAAGGCTGCCGTCGCCGGCGGCTCGACCACGGGCTCGCACTATCTCGACGACATGGTCCCGTACAACGTGATGCAGGACTTCATCGAGTACCTGCGCCCCGGGTCCATCATCGGCAAGTTCGGCGGCCCGAATCCAGGCGGCGGCCCGGCGTACCCGAGCCTGAACCGCGTCGGGTTCAACACGCGCGTCTCCGGCATGTCGACCGGCTTCTCGGCCGCGTGGAGGGGTGAGGGTCTCCCCGCCATCCCGTCGGCCGCGGTGACGTTCAACCAGACGTTGCCGTACCACGGCCTGGCGGCGCTGGCGGTCCTGACCAAGGAAGCGATCCGCTTCTCGAACCCCAGCGCGGAAATAAAGGTGCGCGACGATCTGGCGCGCGCGGTCAACGCGAAGATGGATCTGGACTTCGTGGATCCGGCCAACGCCGGCACCGCGAACCTCAAGCCCGCGTCGATCACCTACGCCATCGCGGCCACGGCGCCCACGGGCACCACAGCGGCGAAGTTCCGCGCGGACCTGGCGACAGCGATCGCGCTCTTCGCGACCGCCAACCTCGACCCCTCGGACATCGTGCTGATCATGTCGGCGACGCAGGCGCTGCAGCTGTCGATGATGGTCAACACCCTCGGCAACAACGACTTCGACAACATCAACATGAAGGGCGGCAGCATCCGCGGCTTCCCGGTCATCGTGTCGGAGCACCTGACGGCGGTCGGTTCACCGTCGACGCAGACGATCATCGCGGCCAAGGCGTCGGACATCTACCTCGCCGACGACGGCGTGGTGACGGTCGATGCCAGCGACCAGGCGTCGATCGAGATGCAGGACAGCTCGTCGGCGAGCGCGATCAGCGGCACGGGCGCCTCGCTCGTCTCGCTGTGGCAGCTCGGCGCGGTCGGCCTGATGGCCACCCGCGAGATCACCTGGAAGCTGCGCCGCTCGACCGCGGTCCGCTACATCTCGCCGGCGGCCTACGTCGCCCAGTAAGCGTTCGCCATCGGCGGTGGGGATTGGGGTCCTCACCGCCGGTGGCTTCTTTCTCTTCAGTCACCGAGGCACCGACCCATGAAGTACATCGCGCTCAAGGAGCTCCCGCAGGGCCAGCAGCCGGGGGAGGAATTTGAAACCACCGAGGCGATGGGCGATGTCCTGATCCTGATCGGGGCCGCGAAGCTGGCCGACGACGACAAAGGATCACGCCGCGGTGGCTATCGACGCCGCGACCTGCAGCCAGAACCCAACCCGTAACAGAGGCCGATGCGGATCTTCGGCTTCACCATCTCGCGCGCGAAGGCCAGCGTCCCCGTGACGCAGTGGCCGACGTCCGTGAACAATTGGCTGGGCGCGGTGTTCGAGGCGCGGTCAGGGAACTGGCAGCGCGGCATCACCGTCGACCAGCAGGAAGTCCGCAAGCAGAGCACGGTCTGGGCCTGTCAGACCTTGATCGCCTCCGACATCGCCAAGTGCGCGGTCGGCGTGATCGAGATGACCGAGGCCGGCATCTGGGAACCGGCCGAGAACTCCGCGTACTCGCCGGTCCTGCGCAAGCCGAATCACTACCAGAACCGGATCAAGTTTTTTGAACAGTGGGTCCTGTCGAAGCTGGGCCCGGCCGGGAACACCTACGTGCTGAAGCAGCGCGACAACAGCCGGAAGGTGCGCCGGCTGTTCCTGCTCGACCCGACGCGCGTCCAGGTGCTGGTGGCGGTTGACGGCTCGGTGTACTACAAGCTGAACACCGACCATCTGTCCGGGATTACCGCGGCCACCGTCGTCGTGCCGGCCAGCGAGATCATCCACGACGTCGGCATCGCCCTATACCACCCGCTCTGCGGGCTCTCGCCGATCGCGGCCTGTGGGCTGGCGGCCACGCAGAGCCTGAAGATCCAGGAGCAGTCGGCGAAGTTCTTCCAGAACAACTCGAAGCCCGGTGGCGTGCTGACGGCGCCCGGCACGATCAGCAACGAGACGGCCAAACGGATCCAGGAACACTGGGATGCGAACTTCGCCGGCGAAGAGAACGCCGGCCGCGTGGCGGCTCTGGGTGACGGCTTGAAGTACGAGGCGATGTCGGTACACGCCAGCGACTCACAGCTCGTTGAGCAATTGAACTGGTCCGACGAGAAGATCTGCTCGGTGCACCACGTGCCGCCGTTCATGGTGGGCGTCGGGCCCATGCCGGCGTTCAACATCGTCGAGCAACTGAACCAGCAGTACTACTCGCAGTGCCTGCAGACGCACTTCGAGAGCATCGAGCTCTGTCTCGATGAGGGCCTCGAGCTGGGCGCCAAGACCGGCGTCGAGTTCGACATCGAGGGCCTGATCCGCATGGACTCGGCGACGAAGATGAAGAACGCGGCCGAGGGCGTCAAGGGCGCGATCTTCACGCCGAACTACGCGCGCAAGAAGTTCTACAACCTGCCGCCGATGACGGGCGGCGACGCGCTGTACCTGCAGCAGCAGAACTACTCGCTCGAGGCGCTCGCCAAGCGCGACGCCAGCGACGACCCATTCAGAACGACGCCGCCGGCGCCACCGCCCGCGCCGCCCACGCCGGATCCAGACGAGGCGCCCGAGAAAGCGTTCCTGAAAGCCTATCGCGAAAGGTTGGCCGCGTGACGCTCGACGGCATTCGCTCCATCGCTGACGAGCTCGCGCAATCCACCCGCGAGTATGTGGCCAGGCAAGTCGGCGAGTTCGCCGGGCGCCTGAAGTCGCTCGAGGATCGGGTCCTCG